TATTAAACCACTCCCATGCGGGCGTAACGGCAACGCAACGCATTCCCTTAACGCGAGCTTTCTGTGTGTCTTTAATATTCTGTACTTCTTGAGCGCAAATCTTTTCACGCTCATTTTCCCAAGCTTCTTTCAGCGCAATGCCAGTGGTAATCTCGCGCATCAACGCACGATTGACTTCACCGTCTGAATATCTAGGGATTGACGTAATGATTTCCATAAAAAAGCCCGTGCAGTATTCTACCACACGGGCTTTTGATAGCAACTGTTTAATTAGGTGACAACAGTAATCTTGCCGTGGGCAAGAGGACTGAAGACCTGAAGACCAGCAGCAGCGTCAACAAACCCGCGTTGACCACCACCCTGATCGGGAACGCGAGTCGAGCCAAGGCTCATCAACTCAGCAACACCGAGGTAGTCGGGATTGATGATGTAGCCACGGGACGAATCCGGCAAGCACGCTGGATTACCGTTAATCACCGTGATGATGCCGAAGTCGCTGTCATAGGTGTTCACCGAGAGCGTGATTTCCTTGTCAGTCGCCATTTGATTGACGTGGTAGACGTTCTCGTTCGTGTTGTTGTCCGAACGGGCGAAGCCACTCACCGTGCGCCGAAGAACCGTACCAGCGACAAGCGAGAGCTTATCCACCGTGCCAGTCTGCGTGTAGATGGAGGCAATCAAGCCGTTAAACGCATTCTCCGTCAACGTGCCAGTCCCGTGAATGGAAGCCGTAGGGGTACGGAAACCACTTGGAACGTCACCACCGGGCGTGTTAGAGGTCCAGAGACCCAAACCACGGCTGACATAACGGGCAGAACTGCCGTCCTCAACCGAGCGGTCTTGATCGCCGCAAAGCACCTTTTCCATATCGCGCTTGATTTCGCGAACGCCTTTCGCCTCGGCCTCGGCAAGTTTAGCCGGACCAACCGACTCAACAGCCTGTTGGAGCTGGCTCACCATGAAGTCACGGCGAAACAACTGGATGTAATTGCCGAGACGAGCGCGGCCAGTGAACTTGTCAGTGAACGAGGAAATATCCGCGCCTTCCTGAATGCCAGTAGCCGATGGCGTAGCGAGCGTGTCCACAGTCCACTCATTGAAGGTGGCCGTAGCCTTGCTTTTGTTAGCCAACGAGAGAACGGGAGTCTCCTCGGGGGCCAGAATGGTCAGAACGTCCGTGAGGTCTTCGCGATTGGAGACCCCAGAGCCGGGATTAGTAACATTATAAGTATTAGAAAAAGCCATGATAGTTAGATTTTAGAGTGTTGAAGAGCACGAATTGCTTTGAAGTCCTTGTAGCTACCGCTTTTACCGAAGCGGCTGGAGAGATCAGTTAAAGCCTTAGACTGACGGGTTTCAGGCTTATTGGAATCTGCTGATTGGCTAACCACTGGAGATGGCGGGGAGATGCGTGACGATTGTTTTACGTCAACGGAGCGACGTGCATACAGGCTATTGGCTGCGTGGGCCAACAAGTAGGGCAGTTGCGGCGCAAGTTCAGGAATCATCTTTTCGATGTCCTTCAATCGCCCGTCACTAATCATTGCCTCATACTGCTTTCGCACATCATTGTCTTCTCCCTGCAACCAAGGAAGCTCCGCTTTGGCCTGATTAACCAAGGCTTCTTTGAAGGACTTTCGTTCTTCTCCGATTTTAATCTGCTTGTCCTGATCGGGCAAGTAGATTTCCTTAGCTTTTCGAGCCTTGCGTAGTGCGTCCTTGATTTCGCGCTTGCTGTAGTCCTTGCCGTTGACGTTTGTCAGAACATCTTCGGCCCCGAGGTCTTCGCCCTTTTCGAGCAATTCGTCGGCCCAGTCGATAACCTCAGTGACTTCTTGATACTTAGACTTTAGGTCAGTAGCATTGTCAATGTTGGCATAAGGATTGTCCTTAACCGTGGCTTCTAACTGGTTTGAACTACGTTTAGCGATGTCGGCCTTGAGAGCTTCCAACTGTTCCTCGGCAGCTTTTCGTTTTGCGGTTAGCTCACCGTAACGGGCAACAGCCTTGCTACCGAGTTTCTGGGACAGCTCTCTAAGCTCTACCTCACTCATGGAATCCAAATCAACGTCCTTAGAAAGAACTCTTTGTTCCTCTTTGACATTTGGTTCCGAAGAAATTGGAGCAGGCTCTTCTTGCCGCACCTCTTCCTTTGGAGCTTCCGTGTCATCGGGAACTACCTCTTTGGTCTCTTGCTGCTGCTGTTTGGGCGGATTTTGCGCCTTTTGAGCATCAGACATAGACCGATACCGCATAGCGACTAGCTCGCTACTAGATATATTCTTAACCACAGGTTTTTGGTCGGCTCCTGCGCTAGCCGTTGGAACTTCGTTTGACATTATGATTGCCGTCTTTACGCCACGGGCATTGCGAGGTTGTCAGTATATCACAAGACTATGCGGGCAATCCGTGAGACATACGAACTGCACGCTTCATTAACAAATTGTTGTAATTGCAAAGCCCTAAGATTTCGTCGTACACCTGAATCTTTCCGCTAATCTCACGAAGCCGTCCTTCTGGTGCTCGTTGCAGTTGGCTAATGGCACTTTCACGACCAGCGGAAATCCAATCTAAGAAATCCAAGAATTGTTCGCGATCCGAGAGGAATGCCATCTGCTGCTCAAGTGGATGCTTTTTATTGAAAATATTCATGTTCTATCAGAAATAATAATAAAAATTACCTGTCAACACTTTTTGCTTGACAGATTCTCAAAATACCCCCTTAACAACCCCCGTTGTAAAAAATGAATTTAAACACAAAATCAGATAACCAAAGCTTGCTTTCAATTAGACGGAATCAATTGATTAAACGAGCTACAAAAGCAGAACTTCATATCAAGCAATTGCTTGAACAAATAAATGAAGAGTTTTGTTTTCAAAAAGGATTCTTTAATCAATCCACTCATTACATCGTAGATTTTTACATCAAAAGACGCAAAAAACTTTGCCTAGAGATTGACGGAGGTTATCACTTGAATCCATCTCAAGTAATCTACGACAAAAAACGAGATGATTTTTTAACGCAATCGCGTGGATTTAGGGTTAAAAGAATAACCAATGAGGAAGCCTTTAAAATGAACAGCAGTGATTTAGCTGCTGTTCTTTAAGCCTACTGAACATTCTGGGTGTTCATTTGCCCCATTTGCGCTGGAGCTGTTCCAATGCGGCCAATCTGAGCATTCTGCATCTGAGTGAGGGCAAATTGGTACTGCTGGGCGTATTTCTCTAGACGGCCACGGAATGTCTCGTCCTGCTCTAGCCGTTGAGCTACGTCTTGCTGCGTGACATATTGCTGGATCACTTGCAGGGCAACTTGCGCCCCATTAGGACGTGCGGGCATTTCAATGCCAGCGAAAATCTTAGCCAAATCGTCAGTGACCATTTTAACCACTTGCTGCGATGCTTGCTCTGCTGGCTGCAAAACGGCATCAGCCATGATTGGGTCAATAGACCCAGCCATGTGCTCAAGCAAACTATCGGTGTTAATACGGCCATTCTTGTCCAATTGAAGCAACTGAACAAATTGAGTTAGTCGCGCCTCATGCGTTTCTGGATCATTATTCAAAACATCAAAGCTAATCTTGATGTCAAAGTCTTCATCTGGATTACCCTTATCGAATTGCATTGGATCAGCAACTCCCGTTACGCGGAAGAACACTTGATCGGGGCCAAATCGCTGATAGCACTTGAACGCCATCTTTATGACATCCTGAGTGTGCGATAGAAACTTGTTTACAAAATACTGCTGGCGAATCGAAGACAGGGGATCGGCAACGTCAAGTCCGACAATCTTATCCGCCGCACTAATCATTGTGCGCTCCATCTCAATTGAGCCGGGATTGTAGGGTGGCGTAGGGCCAAAGCTAATCTCGCCCGCACGACGAATCGGGATGTATCTGCCGGGGCCATAATCCGTAGGCGCATTGCCGGGAGGATGGAGAATTGGCGGCAAGGTTGCCAAGCTGTTGCGATCCGTTCGGCTATCACGCTCTGCCTTCACTTGATCCTGCGGCCCGCGAAGAAGGTCGGAGAACGTCTCAACGTCATACATCCGCTTGGAGCTGTTGCTAAGGCGTGTGACAACGAAGGGATAGTCGTTGTACCCGTTCAGAAGCTCAAACTTGGCATACCCCTTTACGTCACTGGCACCAGAGAACTTGGGGTGAAAAACCGTGCAGTAGATGCCCTCGGAGCCGTCCTCGTCATCAATGAGACGCTGGAACGAGTAGACAACCTCAATAAGTTCACTGGCGTTGTATTGCTGTCGAGTGCGATTGCTGGTACTGCCGCGACTTCCGTACACGCCATCCAGATTGTAAGTGTTTACGCCCCGATATTTGGAGCAGATGTATTCTGCCCAAGACTCGTCCCATCCGCTTGAGGTGACGCGGGACAACACTTCCTGAACCGATAGGAATGTGCGATAGAAAACATACGGGGCACGCTGTGGGTCAATGCAGTAGGACGGGAAGAACACGTCTCCGTCAGGAGCACAGCTTTGCAAGAACGGACGATCAACCGACATACGCGTTACGGGAATCTCACTGACGCCCTTATTGCGAAGCTCCTTCAACGCCTTCTTTGCGCGTTTGTCTACTAGGTTTGGGTAGACAGACTTGAACATCTCGATGATTTCATCATCATTCTTGCCGTCGATAATGAGCCTAGCCAAATCCGGCGAGTTGGTTGCAATTTGATTCAGATCAATCTTCTGGAGATACTTCTTCTCTGTGCGCTCCCAGCCAATGTAGGTAATCATCAACCCACGCTCTAGGAAGTAGTTTGCCCCAAGTTCCATCTCCTCTTTGAAGCGAGGAATGTAAGAAGCCACCATCCACTTCAAGAATGCGCTAACTACCCGTGCCCTACCAGCGTCAGAATGCTCAATGGGGTAGGCGCGGATGTTTGCACGCGCAAGCGATGCCGTAAACAAAGATACATAGCTATTAATCCGCTCATCAATAATGCGTGCCTCAGTGTCAGACGCACCCTCCCAAGGGAAGGCGTCAGCCCCATGCTTACGCATATCAATAGACTTACCCGGCCAACTGCAACGACGATTATCCCCACTGCTAATGCATTGGCTAAAATAGGTAGAAAGCTCAGTGAGCGTCTTATCATACGCTCCGCGCAGCACAACAACGTCAGGACCTTCTTGGTCAACAAATGTGAGAGCGTGCTGAGACTTTGTTTCTTGCATAGTGTTAGGTGTTATGATAGCACGCTTTTGCGTGAGACATGGCGTTCTTTATGATGTTGGTGACGTATTCTTTAGGACGACCTATCTTATCCGCAAGCTCGTCAGGAAAAACCTCTGCGGTGCTATTGTTCTTTGCCGTAACCGCATACTCATAGGCTATAAGCCTATCAGAATGACTCAACAACCACTTCTTGTCCGTTGTTGGATCAATGTGGTTGTCCTTGAACATAGCGATAGGAGGTTCCTGTAATGTCGGTGATTGATTCAACTTGAATGTTTTTGCCGACAAGCTTATTGGTCATACGGCGCGGGATGGCAACATGGATGCATCCAAGGTCTTGCTCAATGGCAACGCAGTAAATCCACTGTGGATTGATTGCTTGCCTTAGCACCTTTGCCGCAAAGACGTGCATACGCTTTGGTTCTTCTACGGCCTCCAACTCAACAGGTTGTGCCTCTTCAATGTCAACTGGAGCTTTGATTTTAAGTTTAGTTTTTTTCATTAGTAGCCGCCTTGTGATACAACCTTGGTTTTCATAGAATCTGGAGAAACATAATTAGCCCCACTCACCGCCAAGTATCGTATCACATCAATAGGGTCTTTCCAAGCTTCTTCTTGCCCGCCCTCTGCGGTGTATTCCTGCAATGCCGATATGATGTTCTGGCATCTATCCGAAATATAGAAGTGGGGTCTATTGATTGAATCAATTGGCTTCTTCTTGTTGTAAGACATCTTGGTCTGCAACGCTTGAAGCCCATCCTCAATGTCAATGCCGGGAGCGGGAATGAACACCAAGCCAGCATCCGATAGGTCTTCTATAATGGACGATGCGCCCTCTTGTGTCTGGTATTTGGCTGCACCTAGCCGTGGGTCAATAAGCCGCTCAAAGATGGTGTCGTTTGTCTCAGACTCCATTCCGGTGATTAACTCAACATAGTCCTTGATGCCATAGCCTAGTCCCTTTGCGGCCTCTCCGCTTGACCACTTGCCGCCGTGCCACTTAGCCCAATCACCTACGTTGCTGTCTGGCCATTCACGATAGACAAACCAAGTGTCGCTTTCGTCAATAGCCACCCAGCAAATGAACCAGTTCTTTCTGCCAGCAGGATCAAGAACCATATACTTGGTCTTGTTCTTTAGGTCAATCTTCTCATGGGGAATGACGTTCACCTCGCGGGAAAAGTTGGGGAACTTCGTGGACATTGACTTCGTTGCAATGCCATACGCACGGGTTAGAATCTCATTCTCCGGTCTACCAGCCAAGTCCTTTGAGATACGCTCATATCCTCCAAAGGGATTGTCTTTGCTGTGGAAGTAGATGATGCCAGCATCACGATTCTTAGACTTCTGCAAATAGGGCACGGCACGTCCAGAAAGAAGCTCTGCCTCCTTAGAACGCAACGTCTCAGCCCCCTGCACATAGTCGCGCACAACCTCCGTGTAGCCATCAATGGGCGTGAACGTAACCACCAGCTTGCTATTGCGTGTAGCCAAGCGGAACCGTAGCGTAGCCAGAAGCTCAGGCCCAATCAAATACTCGTCGCACCACGCCCCAATGTTTAGCCATTTAGGATCGCGGCATCCCAACTCAGCACCCTCAAGGATAGTGTCGTTGTTCAAGAACTGGGCATAGGTCTTAAAGATGATTGAACTCTTGCTGTTAGGCAGAATCAAACTCGACTTGCTGAAGCCGTTCTTTCGCGTGTAGGAGATGTTCTCTTCTGTGCCCAGCACCTTCACCCTGTATTCCTCTGGCAAGGCATCATAGATTGCAGACTGCTGCTGGCGAATAGACACGTCAGCATTCTGTGCAAAGCACATGATGGTTGACTGGTTGTTCTCAATTGCCGCCTTCACAATAGCGTTTGCAGCAAAGCACGTCTTCCCGGAACGATTGCCTCCGCTAACCAGAAGCTCGGAATGATTAGCCATCAAATCCTCCGCATCCTTCCAATGCGGCAACTTCCAGCCATAGCGATAGTTATCTCGTTTGCTATTCGCAATTGCCGAATGATAGAGCTCATGCAGCTTCAGCACATCCTCTGGGGACATGGAAGCCAGCTCCGCATCACTCGGCGGCTTCAACACCTCATGGTAGGCCCAAAGCAAACTCATTCCTTTATCTCGGTTACTACCGCATCAATAGACGACGCCTTCATGTTGGCCCTAGCTTGCTCAATAGCCTTCATGGCGTCCTCCAAACTCGGGGCACTCGTCTTATGCTCAACCACAACC